CCTTTTGAGATAGTTAATGTGCCAGAAAGAGATGTATTTTTACCTATTGACTCGTGTGTAGTTAAAACAATATATTGAGTATCAAGTGTGACATTTTCTGCATAATCTCCTGGATGCAATATAATTGTTTTTCTTTGACCAACTCCTGTTGTTTCGAAAGCAAGTGCAGCTAATTCTAATGCTTTAGCAATAGTTTTAACAGGATCACCAATAGTGCCGTTGCCAGTGTCATCAAGAGCAACTGGACTAACGTGGATTTCTGAACCATATCCTGTAATGTATGGACTTACCGCATCTAATTTATTGCTATATGTGATTGCACCAGTTGACTCATTGTACTGCAAAACTCGTTTAGTTGCATATGCGCTAGTAGCACCACTTTGAGAAATAGTTCCAGTCGTGATTGCTATACCACCTAATGTTACACCATCAGATATTTTTAATGCACCAATTTCTGGATCATAGAATAATTCACCAGGTACACCAATATAAGAGGCAGCAGGATTGCCACCCATTTTATCAGCGAATAATTTGAATGTTTTATTTGACATTTGGTATACCTTGTTACGAGAATTGTATTTTTATAAATGTCAAATACATACAAACAATTGAAATATTATAAAATACTTTGTATTTAGTTATCGCGGAGGGCAGAGGATTCGAACCTCTGGGACGGTGTTAGCGCCCGACTCGTTAGCAATGAGCTGCTTTCGACCACTCAGCCAGCCCTCCTTGTCCTCTAGATCATAGTACTCGTTCTTTTTAATAACAAGTTCTTCGAACAATTCTTCTGCTGTTTTATTCTTGGGTGTCCATGCAGCTCCAGACATTTTGTTCTCCTGATAATGGTGCTGTCAGAGAGATTCGAACTCCCGACAACCTGATTACTAATCAGGTGCTCTACCAACTGAGCTATGACAGCTTTAATGGTGCGCCTGGAGAGACTCGAACTCCCAAAACTTGGTTTCTAAGACCAATACGTATACCTATTCCGTCACAGGCGCATTGTATCACTCTTCAACAACAGGTCGTTGACGAATTTCTTCCAATTTTGTTTCAACTTCTTCAAGAGTGGGTGCAGTTGAATCAGTTGAAATCCAAATAAGAGTTGAATAATCACTAGAGTCAGTCAATGTCCATTCAGCTCCTGGACATAGCTCTACTAGTGCATCTGGATAACCATACGTTCTTACACCCATCTTACTCTCCTTTTGTTATTAGTGGAGCGGGCAACAGGATTCGAACCTGCGACGAACAGCTTGGAAGGCTGACACTCTACCCCTGAGTTATACCCGCGAAATTGGAGCGGAGAATGGGATTCGAACCCACGACCGTCTCGTTGGCAACGAGAAGCTCTACCACTGAGCTACCTCCGCATGGAGGGGAAGACGGGGCTCGAACCCGCATTACTAGGTTTTGCAGACCTTGCCGTAACCATTCCGACGCACTTCCCCGATATAAATCGATGAGAACGGACAGCGCTATCCTTTTCAGAGCACGGGTTCCCAAGGTTTTAAGATAAGATTAACCCACCGTAATATGTAGGCATCCATCACCCCGACCTCGCTTAGAACTCAGAGGCAACAACCAACGGTTGCTTGCTTCTAAGCCGTGTCACTACTCTGCTCATCGAAACTGGTAGGCGTGCAAGGATTCGAACCCTGTCGAGAACGGTAATCTGCCGCTAGAAGAGGTATAAGCTCTCCCTGTGTACCAACACCCACGCCCGATTTGGTGCTGCTGGAGAGAGTCGAACTCCCGACCTGATGATTACAAATCAACTGCTCTACCAACTGAGCTACAACAGCAAACTGGTGGTCGTTAGCTTCTACACCCCCAAGAAGGGACTTATATCCCGCGACGACCATACGCGGTGTTTTTAATAATTGGGAGCTGACCGTGGCTCCCGTCGGGTCTATTTAACGCGACCAACCGTGCAATGGTGGAGACTAACGGGATCGAACCGATGACCTATTGCTTGCAAAGCAATCGCTCTCCCAACTGAGCTAAGTCCCCAAATAAATGCCGATTCGTGGCTCGCACGATTGCCTGCTGCTCGGCGACAGCGCCCCTCTTCTCTAACGAACATTGGGAGTCTAATTCCAATGCTAGAGGGCATAAGTTTCCATCTACCCTACCAGTGATGACCAATCACCTCAGTAGCTTTGTGTCTTACGGTGCAATTTTGGTGCGGGATGAGAGGGTCGAACTCCCGACATTCTGCGTGTAAAGCAGACGCTACTACCACTGAGCTAATCCCGCATATTGAATACTAATCGTATGGGACTCGAACCCACATTTCATCAGACTCCGCCAATGTGTCCTACCTTTAGAAGAACGATTAGTAAACTGGCTCCCCGACCAGGGCTCGAACCTGGGACAATTCGATTAACAGTCGAATGCTCTACCAACTGAGCTATCGGGAAATAAAAGTTATTCGGCTAGTGTCTTATGCTGCTTATATGTGAACCAGCAAGTAGATGGTGTAACACCAACACGCTCGTTCTTGAGTAAGTCAGTCACTGCCTTCTGGATGCCAGGATATGGTGCAGCAAAGTCATGACCGCCGAAGAAGCCACCAACCTTAACCTTTGGGAACCACGCCTTCATATCCTTCAAGATTGATTCATAGTCATGAGAAGCATCGATGAAAACAAAGTCAAGACTTTCATCTTCATACAAACTAGCAGTCTCAGCACTATCGCCCTGAATAGCAGTATAAAGACCCTCGACTGGCTTCATGTTGTTCTTGAATACTTCCAACAGTTTACCTTCTTGATTGTCTTTGTCGAGCATCTGTCCTGGCTCAATAACAGAACCAGTAAAGTTGTCGATGCAATCGAGCTTGAGCTTTTTACCACTGTTAACAATCTCAACAGCAAGAAATGCAGAGCTCTGACCCTTCCAAGTACCAATCTCGACGAAGTGTCCTTCATCTGGTGCATTCTTTACGGCATATGCGAACATGTCAGGGTAATTGAACCAACCTTCGACATTCTGATAAAAATGATCCATACTATTCTCCTCAGTCGGTGTCCATAACAATGTCACCAGATACAGCAATTCTATAGTCGTCTGACGTATAAAATGGATTTACAGAGTGACCGAGACCCTTCGGGAACAAACAAATGATACCTTCATAGTCACGGTCAACTGGAACGGGGAAACTACGCACCTGACCAAGAATGTCGGTGTAGTAGAAAGTAAACATAGAAGCGCACTTCAACGTAGCGTTAGGAAATACTGCAATTTCTTCTTCAACGCTATATGGAATGCGGGTCCAGATAACAAACGAATAGACACCACCATGAATGTGGTGTGGATGAAACTCATGCTTCTTCTGAAAATTAGCCCAAACATCCTTGAACTTAAACTGACGAGGATGCGAAGCTACGTTAACAACCTGCCCAACATGGTGTGGCTGAGAACGATGATCGTGAAGAGAAATCAAGTTGTTAATGTAATTAAGAAGAACTGGTCCTAGCTCTTTCGTGAAGTCAAACTCTTTATCGATGTTTGCAGTCAGCTTATAGCCAGCTTGCATGCCACCTTCGAAGTCTTTTGCAACAAGTCCATCAGTTACCTCATGAACCTTAGACATAATTTCTTCGGGAACACGATGAAAAAGAACACCATTGTTCGGGAATGTAAAAAACAGAGCCTGATCGCCCTGTAAGCTAGAAATTTGGTCAGCTGCCATAATAATCACCTCTCATAAAAACGATGTACACATGTATATATACACCAAAAATGGTCCGTGTGGAGAGACTCGAACTCCCGACCCTCTGGTCCCAAACCAGATGCGCTACCAGGCTGCGCTACACACGGAAATTGTTTCTTCGTAAGGACATTCCCCTTTCGGGCAGACAAGTAGCAATATGCATTGCCACACTAAGCACGAATGTCCTCGCGAAGAAACAACCGAAGTTGTTTCAACTTTCTTACCAACAATTTCAAACAGCGAGTTTATTTAGTATAGGGCAGAGAGGGGTAAAAGTCAACCCCTCTCCACAAATTAATTAGCCAGCGAAGGCTTCGTTGCCGAAAACTGCATAAGCAGTAGCAACCATCTTACGCGAAGGAGTGCCGAGACGGTACTTCTGCGAAACTTCGCCCTTCGAGTTGGTGCGCTCGTTGAGGTAGATCGCATAGCCCTTCTCGCGAAGAGAACGGATAACCTCATGCGGATTGCCAACGCTGTAGCGAGCGGCGATCTGCTTGGCGGTAAGCTGCTCACCGTTCTGAAGAGCGGAGAGAACCTGATTAGTCTTAGTCATATATCACTACTCCATAAAATATGTAACAGACCATCCGTTACATTACAAAATAAGTTGACAGTCACTCAAAGTATGTCAACTACTCGTCCGTTAGCGTCAACGGCACGAATACGAAAATCTGGGAACTGGCGCTGCAAACTATGCATTTCAGCAAGAATGCGCTGCGAGTTGTTTTGTACGTTAGTGTATGTGCGCCAGATACCACTGAGATCCTGCGCCTGAATCGAAACGTAATCCATGTTAGCCTCTCCGCATCTTAGCGATATCTTCAGCATCTGACTTAGCGAACACAGGAACCATATTAGACTTGTGCATCGTAGCAATACCCAGCAGCTTGCGCTCGCCAGAGTAAACCTTGGGATCATTCTTAGACGCAGAGCCAGAAGTCATACCAGCACTAACGTAGTCAGAACGATCTACAACCATACTCTTAGTATACTCGGTACGCCACATTTTGTCAAGCACTTTTTTGTCGGGTCGAGCACCTTTTGTCATAGACTCGATCCACTGCTGATGCGCGAGTTGCTGCAAACGCTGTTTACCAGTCGCCCTGCTCTTACGCTTACGGCTGTTTGTTGTTGTAACAAACGCAGGAAGAAGATGCATTGTCATTCTACAACCTCGTCATGACGCTGATACCAAACGGAATCTACATCGACTGCAGCTGCACCAACTTCGCTAGCGTACACCATCAAGTAATCGCCAATGTAACGATCACGGCGATACGCAGCCGCTGCAGCTTGCGCTTCTTCTAGCGAAGCATATACGCCACGCACTTCTTCGCCTTCGTAGTCGTAACCTTCACACAGCACATACACAACCATTTGTCTATCCTCAGTCAAAGTATACGGTCAAAGCACGATCTTTGCCGTAGGAGATATTCAGGTAATTCGCACCGATATCGGGTTGTTCGGGCGTATCACAGAACTTATACGTCTTAGCCATCTTCATGAATCGGTTGAGACGTTTCTCGAACATAGACTCGCCACGACGAACATATTCGCCCGCGCAACCACAACGACAAATACGATCTCTACCGAGATAGATGTTAGTAACGCGATCTGCTTCGATGTTAGTCATGATCAAGCCGCCAATTGGCGAATAGCATCCATTCGATTGGTCACAGCTTCGATATACTTCATCGCAGTATATGGCTGGACCGACGCAGTAACAAACCAGTCGTCCTTATCGACAGAAGAACGCGAGAACGACAGGCAAAAGCCACCAGTCGCGAAATGGGTGCAACCAGCGTTGCCACCATACTGATAAGCCATAGACTCCATGAAGCTAAGAAGCTCGGACCAGTTATCATACTTCTCTTGAGCAGACTCATTCATATGGTATACAACGCGAGCGCACTGCTCGAAAGCGTAATCATCGAACCGCATCACCATCTCCTCTTTATCGATCACAGACATATTGTACCGCAGTTTTCACAAATCTTCAACGTATTTCACCCACTCATTTTCGAAAATCCAAACACAGTCGTTTGGTTCATCGACTAGGAAAAAGTCGGAGCCCACATAAGCTTGAGCTTCTTCATAAATTCGAATAAGCTTTTCAGCTAAAGCGAAGGTGAAGTTGCCCTCGACTCGAGTCGTTTCACAAACTTCACTATGGTTTAAAACTAAACGCATTTTCATCTCCATATCAACTATTCTCATTATAGCGCGGTATGCGTTATTAGTCAACTTCTAATTTATGGAGAAGGTTAAGCAACCATTCTTCCTCGTTAGCTAGACGACAGTTGATGCCAAGGTTGAACTCGTCATCCTGCTCAACCTTAACAGCTGCAGCCCGACGAATTTCTTCGAGGCGAAGGTAAAGCTCCTCGCGGAGTTTGTCCATTAGTTACGCTCCTGACCAAAGAACTCTTCGTATTCCTCATCGGTCATCAGTTCTTCACAGTAAGCCCACAGATCACCGTCTTGATACAGACGCCACACCTTACCATTGATCGTGGAAGATGCTTTGCCGAGGACTTCGTCCCACGTTTCCCAGTACCACTCATGGTCGGGACCAGCGCTGAGGATTTGCTTATCCTCTTCGGTAACGTTATCCATGTCTTGGATAAACATGGCGAAATCACGAGGGATATAGACGCCACGAGCGTCGCTAAGGAGAAGCTCAAGACCCATAGACATTAGCGGATTCCTTCTTTGAAGTTGAGGTAGCTAACTACACCGTAGCCAATCGACAGAAGCGTAGCAAACACCATAAGCGGACCAAACACCACGAAGCAATCGAAGGTAGACATTTCATTCCCTTTCATCATCATATATAGATCATACCACGCCATGGGAATTAAAACAACAAAAAAGATGAGCTAGACCATAGTTTTTTTATGGTCTAGCTCTAAGTATTTTATAGTTAAGCCTCGGGAACCTCGAGCTTTGCTATACGCTCCCAAGCTAAGATCAAGTTATCATAGTTAAGCTCATAGCTAAGGTTAAGCTCCCGAAGATTTTTCAAAAACTCAACCTTGTCCGTAGCACTGTCTAGCTTACGGAAAGATTCAAAAATATAGTCAAGCTGAAGCATAGACTCATCTCCTGTTTAGACAATTCCAGTTATACCATATTACGGGAAATAACGCAAGGATTATTTTTGAACCTGGATATGGTCAAGCTCATCTTCAGCTTCACCATTGTCAACGACGAGATACTTCGCGTCATCGTCCATGACCGCATATGCTTCTAAGATGCGTCGCACTTCATTTAATTTACGGATACTTGATTCAAGAGTTTTTTGACAGGCAGCGTCGTTGTTGCCTTCTTGTAAATCTAAGAGAACAGCATCAAGGTTAGAATCAATAGAATAGTCGATATGATACTTCGTACCATCGGGAGTTCTCGCCACTTGAAGAGGAGGATATAGAATGTTGATTATTTTGAGCAATCGCTCATCATCTGGTACATACTTCTTTTTCCAAAACATCATAACAAAAACTCCAGTTTACGTTTTCTTGCGCCCAATATTATATTTGGCGACTAGCTCCCAATCGTTCTTCTCTTTATGAGTCAAGATCTTAATCTGACTCATTGGAGTTCTTGGATCATCAATCGACTTATCATCGACAACCTTGATTAGACCCCAATCTTCTAATAATTTCGCAATCGTATTACGGCGACCCTTATCCTCATCCGAGAAGTTAGAAGGTTTGCCATCAAGCGCAAACAACTCCTTGAAGTGGACGATATAATACTTGCTCTGTTTATGGAGAATGTGACAAGACTGATATAGCTTCTTCTCTTTACGCGAGGCTACACCGATGCGTGTCAACGTTTCTTTAATTTTCAGGAAGTCCTCTTGCTCAGCAATTTTCACTTCCACGAGCGAATCTACAATTACAGTCATTAACTACCCCAATTTTTTTATTGTTCTTGATGAACATAGCGAATTAATCACCTCTGTATAGCTTTTGCTTAATATAAGACAACTGCTCTTTATTTAGGATCTTAGAGGCTTCAATCGCTTTGTGGTAGTTATAGCCGTAATACTCCATAATTAGCTCGATTGCTACGTTCTTATCCTTCTTCCCCCATTTCGACTTATTCTTTGTAATATTCTTTCTGATACCGTGGAAGAGGAAGTCGAACTGCAATTTGGGTGCGAGCTGAGGATTCATGTTCATTTCCTGTGCATAGAACAGAGCATCTCTGTGATACGAGAGTGCCCTGTTGACCATGAACATACCCTTGGGAAGTTCGCCTTCCTCAACATACTTCTTGGTGGATCTTACCGCATCTGCGATCTCGAATGGGTTCATTGGAACTCAAGCTCTGCAGCTGCTTCAGTCAGGAATGACATGAAGTTGATTTCATGATCAGCAACGAATGCTGCCTGATACTGATAGCGCGCAATAAGCACAACCAGTGCAGGAACAGAATCCTTCTTTAATAGAGAAGATGCATCGTCATAAAACTTGCGGAACAACGAACTGCTGTCAGAGTCAATGTTTTGTCCAACCCACTTACGCATCTCAGTGAAGTTCTTTTCCTTCACATACTTGATCAGCTGACTGAACGAAGCATCATCAAGATCAACAAGAATGCCACTGTCGATTTTACCAGTCGCTGAGTAACGCTGCAACTCATTGAGCACACGACGCCAATCGGGGAAGTGCTTTGTGATTACACCAGCAACTGCTGCGCGATCATAGTCAATGCCTTCAGTTTCGAGAATCTTTTGCGTTCTCTTCATAAACTCGGCAGCAAGTTTGGCAATATCTTTCTTGCCAATTTTAAACTCGATTACTGAACAACGCGAATGCAGAGGTTCAATGATTCTATTTTTAAAGTTACAGGTGAGGATAAATCCACAATTTTTGCTGAACTCCTCCATAAAGTTTCGCAGAGCTGGCTGTGTTGAGTTTGCGTTAAGATAATCTGCCTCATCAAGGATGACGTACTTTCTGCCTCCAGTAAAAGATACCGTGGAGGCGAAGTTGAGAATTTCATTACGCAAGGTATCGATATTGCCATTCATACTTCCATTGATTACGATATAATCACAACCAAGCTCTTCAAGCATAGCTTTTGCCACTGTCGTTTTACCAACGCCAGCGCTGCCTGTTAAAATAAGATTGGGAATGTTTTGCTGATCAACAAACTGCTGAAATGTTTGTTTCAATTCAGCAGGAAGAATAGATTCAGCGACAGTTTTGGGACGATACTTCTCGACCCACAAAAATTGTTCAAGCATCACTTACTCCATAATAAAAAAAGTGGGAGGAACCATTATAGCCCCTCCCCAGTCAAAAGTCAATCAGAACGTTGAGTTCTGCTCGACTGCAATCCAGTATTCAGCATCTGGTCCCTTGAAGTGAGAGATGCCCTTAGAAGAAACAGAAACATCATAGTCGCCTGGAATGAGCTTAATGTTTTCTGCCTTGAAGATAGCGCGGAATGTTTTGCTAGTAACACCAACCTTTTCAGTATGTGTTTCGCTGCCAGCGTTCTTAGAGTCAAGTGCGCTTACGTATAGATTACTACCATCACCATGGATAGCAATTTCAGGAAGACCAAGAGTGCCAAGCATCTTCATGATGTTGGTAAGTGCACTGTTGGAAATCTTAAACTCTGCATCGACAGATGGAAGAGTAATTTCGCGATCGGGTGGAGTTTTGATTGTTGCTTCGTCCGCGTACGCGAGAGTAGTAGAGCTGCCATTACCATTGCTGATAACAAGGTTCTGCTCACGAAGCTCAATTTCGGGATTGTCGTAGAAAGACAAAGTGCTGAGGAGCTTACCAAGATTGTAGATGGCAAACTTCTTATTGATAGGGATATCAATATTTGCCTTAGCCATAACAGTCTTAGTTGGTGAGATAGTCTTCAATGTGTTGCCTTCGCGGAACAACATTGAAGGATTGATGGTAGAAAAGTTCTTGAGTACGTTCACAGTTTTAGCATCGAGCTTCATAATATATTCTCCTTACTTCTTGTTTTTACCAAGTTTTGCCACATCAGCAGTAGCCGAAACACCAATCGATGCAAGATCAGCGAGTGAACCACCAAAGATATACGAACCAACATGCTGCATCTTCATCCATGGACAGAACCATGTCTTGAGACCAGCTTCCTGTGCCTTCTGACAGAACCAATAATCCTCAGAAAGATAACGCTTACTCTTTGGATCAACTTCTGCCTGGAAGTACATCATGATCTCGCGAGAACCATCGAAGGCAGCAGTACGAACATGATCGGGTTTATATGTGTACTGAGGATAAGTGTCAGCAAACTTCTGCATTGCTTGTTTAGACACCATCATAAAGCCAGTGCCAATCTCAAGCACTTCACATGGCTCGCTGATTTGAATAGACTGCTGCCCACCCTTCGGATTAAACACATAGTCGCCAACAAACTTTTCCAAAACATTTGGATCTTCGTCAGCAACACCCTTGTCAACTGCATGCTTGATCTTTTCCCAGCTGATGCACTTCTTAGGATACGGACCACCAACAATGTCATATGTTTCTGGCTCGTTTGCTTGCATCGCCATAAGAGCAAGAACATCCTGCGGATTGAATCCAATGTCAGAGTCAATGAACATCATATGCTGTGCATCAGAACGCATAAACTCATCAGCACAATAGTTGCGCGCACGAGTAATCAAAGACTCGTTGAACAAATAGTAGAACTGAAGGGGAATACCGTGATGAGTGCAAAGAGCAGACAAGTCAGCGGTGGACTTAGCAAACATACCAGCGCACTGACCACCATACATCGGCGTTGCGACGAATAGTTTGTTAGCCCTCAACTTCTCAATATCAATTTTAATTTCCATTACTTAGCATCCTTATAATGATCATTGTATAGACACATTAGTGTGTAGTGCAGTGTCTTCATCAAATCATCCTTGTCGTTGTTATTCTTCTTACCGTAACGCCACAGGTATTTTACTGCAGTATTTCGAAAAGTAGGAGTAGCTTCGCCAAGCGCAATCCACGCATCAAATGCTTGGACGTTGTTCTCAGTTTGATAATGAGCACCGTACGTCTTATCTATATAGCGTTTGAAATCTGAAATTATACGGTCTTCAAAATACTTATACGAAATTTTTTCTTCAGGAGTTGATGATGTAATTGTCACAGTGTCACCTTGGCTAAAGTTAATTGAGGTTGAAATTTCACT